GTTACACGTTCAAGAACTAATAACAAAATGGGAAGGATAACTTTTACACTTTCGCAATTTTCTAGTTCAAACGCATACCTTCAAACGTTATCAAATCTTGACGAAGCAAGCGGCGCGGGGGTTGTTCCTTCGAAAATCGCGGACAAGTCAAACCCAAGCCAAGAAAATGTTATTGCAACACAATCTTGGATTGTAAAACCAAGCTCGAAGTCATACGGAAGAGAATCCGGGCCAAGAGAGTGGATTATTGAATGCGCAGACATTAACTTTTTACAGTTATAACAAATTAATGGGCCTGGAATGAACCGGGCCCATCTAAAAAAGAGGTAAGATACCATGCAAAACGAAAGTACAACTTTAGAATTACCGGTTGATTTTGGGAACGGCCCAAAAGATATTGTCTTTAAATTCAAAAAACTAAAACCTTCAAAATCACTTAAATTTTTAATGTTCATGGGAAAACTTATAGGCGGTTCGGCCGGTAAGGTTATCGGTTCTTTTGACGGCCAGGTTAACAAAATGGAAGACCTACTTGACATAAAAGAAGACGACATGAATTTTGAAAAGCTTGGTAATGCGCTATTAGGTGTATTCGATAGAATCGACGACGACAACGTTATTGAAAAACTCGACCTTTTACTTGGTTCTGTAACAATGAACGGGGAACCTTTAAATGTTGACCATGCCGTTTTTGAAGCCGACCTTGCTTTATTACCTAAAATAGCTATGAAAGCCTTGGGGGTTAACTATAAACGTTTTTTGGGCGGAAGTTCCGAACTATTCTCAAAAATAGCCGAAACAATAAAGATAGTGAAAAATGGGAAAAGCTCGCAGACGGAAATGTAAATTGGTTTTTATGGCGTCCCGTCCTTCATACGCCACAACTTGCAAGTTTTTGGGAAGTGGAAGAAAAATGGGACATTTGCGACTTGTTTGACTCACACGAAATAATGGACGTCATGCAAGTAATAAGGGACGACGAAAATAAAAAACTTGAAAGAGAAATGAAAAGAAACAAATAAGGGGTAATGCCATGGCCGGCGGAATAGTAAGAGAATTAGTAACTTTATGGGGTTTCGAAATAGACAAAAAACCTCTTCAAGAACTCGACGCCGGTATTAATACCATTAAGGCAAGTTTAAAGGCCGTGGGCGTAGTTACCGCCGCAACGGCCGGAGCAATAGGGTTTTTACTTAACCGCGCGGGCGGGGACGAACAAACCCTAATTGCATTCGAAACAATGCTTGGTTCCGCAGAAAAAGCAAAAGATTTAATGAAAGAAATTAAAGATTTTGCGGACGTTACTCCTTTTAATACCGAAGAGGTTGTTCAAGCCTCGAAAGGTTTATTGGCCTTCGGTATTGCCGAAGAGGACATTATTGAAAAAACCAGGGTTCTTGGTGACATTGCTTCCGGTGTTGGAAAAGACAAGTTCGGGACTCTTATTCGTGGTTTTGGTAAAATCAAAACTAAGGGTAAGGCAACCATGGAAGAACTTAATATGTTCCTGGAAGCCGGGGTTCCTATCCTGGACGAACTCGCAAAAGGTTTCGGCGTAAATAAAGAAGAAATTTTTAAAATGGTTTCGACCGGTAAGGTTGGATTCAAAGACGTCGATAAGGCGTTACAAAGTATGGCAACCGGTTCGGGAAAATTCGCCGGACTTATGGCCAAACAATCAAAATCTTTATTTGGTTTAATTTCAACCGTCCAGGGTCAAATGGACAACTTCGCAAAAGAGCTTGGAAACGAATTACTTCCGGCCGCAAAAGAAGTTGTTTCTACATTCCTGGAATGGTTTGCCGCAAATAGAAAAATAATAAAAGCGGGCGCAATTGAGTTCGTTAAAAACTTAGTTGGTCTTTTCAAAAACATGGTTAACTTAATCGCTACTTTCGCAAGGGCCTTAACTGGACTTGTCGGAATATTTGGGGGTTGGAATAAAGTTTTAGGCGTAACGTTTAAAATCTTTTCCGCAATTATGGGCTTGGGGTTATTGGTCGGAATCGGTCTAGTCACAAAGGCCATATTTGGGTTGGCCCTGGCATGGAAGGCCATGGGCGCGGCCGCTCTTTTTGCTCAATTAAAAATGATGCTTATACCTCTTGCAATCGGGGCAATTGTTACGGCAATCGCTTTAATCGCGGAAGACATTATTGCATTTTCCGAAGGCCGGGACTCGGTTTTTGGTCGAATGCTTGAAGGTATAACAATGATATTCGGCAAAATGTCGGAAAAATTTCAAATGTTCGGAACCATAGGAAAATTTCTAGTTACGGCATTATTAACACCGGTTAGAATTATTATAAACGGATTCAAGTCATTACTCGCGATTGTTGATGTTGTTCGCGGAAAACTTTCGTTTATGCAAGGGTTGAAAAAAATTGGCGGAAACCTTTTAAGTAATTTCGGAATCGGTAACGAAGACTCGCTTGGCGGGGCCCTTGGAATTGGTAAAAATTTAGGTTCGGCCGTTGGCCAGGCCACGGCAAACAACAACCCAATAACAGGTTTAGGAACAACACCATTCGCAAGCGCGGAAGGGGCAACCAAGGCCGTAAATGTTGAGGCCAAGAATGAAATTAATTTAAACGTTACCGGAATGAATCCGGACGATGCAAAAGACTTAGTTACGACAACTTTACAAGGGGAACTTGGCGGAATGCTTAGAGACACGGTAAGGGACGGCGAAAGTCAAATTGAAAGGTAAGATACTATGAAAAATCATTTAATCGGTCTTTATTGGAGAGTAAAAAGGTTTGCTTATTCTCTATTTAAAATAGACATAACTCCGACTTCCGTTCCTAACCCGCTTTTAAAATGGCCTAGAAATTTTAATTGCGTTTGCGGGTCGGGTAAAAAATTTAAAAAGTGTTGTTTGAATGGTTTGGCCAACCAAGTTACAATTAAAGATGCAAACGAGATTAATAAAAAATTGGACAAATATAGGGTTTAGCTATGTCATTATTGAAAAGTGTTTTTCGAATTCCAACAAAGGCGCAAATCGGTTTCTTGAAACTGGACGCCTCTTTTTCGGAATCTCATAAAAGAACGGCCAGGGTTACGGACAACGAAGTTGAGGACGGAAGCATTATTTCCGACCATATAAAATTAGACCCAAAAAGTTTAAGCATGGAAGGTTTAATTTCAGATACGCCAATTTCTATATTAGGACTTGGGGTTTCGACGGACGATTTTCTTGGGGCCGCTAACGACTTCCTTGACGGGGACAAGTCTTCATTTGAAGGCCTGGTTAAAAATACTCGAAGAACACCCCAAGAGGCTTGGTTATACCTAAATGATATTATGGAAAAAAGAACACCATTTTCAATCGTTACTTCATTGCAACGTTATGAAAATATGGTTCTTACAAGTTTAACCGCTCCAAGGTCGGCGGCAAACGGCAAGGACTTATTGTTTAATGCCGAATTAAGGCAAATTCAAATTGTTGCAAGTTCGGTTGTTCAAATTCCCGCATTTAAAGTTGAAAAGGGCGGGGCCGCAAATTCGGCCAGCTCGAAAGGGAAACTTGGGAAGCAATCAACAAAGGCCGCGACCGCAACGCAAGAAGACAATTCAAGTTTATTATTGAAAGGTTTTAAAAAGGTAGGAATTTTTTAATGGCGACTTTAGTATTACCGATTCGTTCGGACTTTAAAGCATATGATTTTCAAATTGACCTGGAAGGGGTTATTTACACTCTTGATTTTGGTTTTAATACCAGGTCGGGGCGTTGGTATATGTCGATTTATGACCAAGCAAAAGAAAACTTGTTTATTGGCGATATTCCTATTTTAATTAACATTCCATTGCATGACCAATATATTGACGAAACGTTACCCCCTGGCCGATTCATTGCCTTAGATGAAACCGGACAAAATAACGAGGCGACGGACGAAAATTTTGGAAGTGAAATAAAACTTTTTTATGAGGAATCGGAATAATGGCTTCGGAAGACTATTTATTTTTAAGAAAAGCCGAATTGATTGTTGGCCCGAAAGTTTCCGCAACGAATGGCCCAGTTGAACCCGTTTTTGCAAGAGTTTTTAAAACTAGAATTAATTTCGAGGTTGGCCAGGACTCTTCGGGGAATGCCAATAAAGCAAAAATAAAAGTTTATAATCTTTCGGAAGAGTCCAGGACTTTTTTAGAACAAAAAGACTTAGTTTGTTTTTTAATGGTTGGTTATGAATCAACGGGACTTTCAACTTTATTTTTTGGTGACATTGACGAAAAAAACGGAATTCATGTCGAGCGTTCGGGCCCGGATATTATAGTTACAATCGAGGCCGGAGACGCAGAAAAAACAATTCGCGAATCTAATATTCAATTGGGCCTGGCCCAAGGGGCAACCAATTTACAAATTATAGAACAAGCCGCAAGCAAGTTATTAGTTTCGACGGCATTTAAAACAACCATTAAAAGCATTACTTACCAAAACGGTTTTTCTTATTCCGGTTCGGTTAAAAAATTATTAAACCAAATGGGCGAACAAGCCGGGTTTGAATGGTCGGTTCAAAATGGCGAACTATTAATTTTAGGGCCAGCAGAAACGGACAAGCAAGAGGCAATTTTTCTTTCAAAAGAAACTGGTTTAATTGGTTTTCCAACGAAGACCCAAGACAAGGTTGAATTTATTTCCTTGTTAAATCCAAAAATAAGGCCTGGCCGTGCGGTAAGACTTGAATCGCAAATATTTTTAAAAGATTCGGGCGCGAACGTTAAGGTTGAAAAAACTACTTTTTCGGGCGATACGCAAGAGGGTTCTTGGCAAGTTAAAGTTGAGGGTAAAATATTATGACAACGGACGCGCGAAAAAATACGCCGACACTTATTCAAACTCTCCAGGCCGTTATTGATGCCAGTTTGTGCGAATTACATACCGCATTACCTTGCGAGGTTATAAGTTACGATTACGCCAAAAATTTGGCGGTCGTTCAACCGGTATTAAAAAGAAAATATAAAAACGAAGCCGAAGCAATTGAATTGCCTACAATTTCAAACGTTCCGGTTTCTTTTCAAAGAATGGGGCCGGCCCATTTGAGATTACCAATAAAACCAGGACAAACGGGACAACTTGTTTTTAACGAGCGTTCAATTGACGGTTGGCTTGTATCGGGCGGGAAAATTGACCCGCAAGACCCAAGAAAACATTCATTAAGTGACGCCGTTTTTTACCCTGGTTTAAATCCAAGTAATAAACCAATGGCAAGTTCGGCCGCGGAAGACTCGATTGAATTAAAGTTAAATGGTGCGTATTTGGAAATTTTAAATAATAATAAGTTTAAAATAACAAATGGTTCGGAAGAGTTACTTGATTTGGTTTCCAAATTGGCGGACGAAGTAATTAACATTGCGGCGAATATCCAAATTTCTACGACGAACACAACTTTCGGCCCTATGAAATGGAACGATTCGGCGGCATATAAACCGTATGAAGACGCGGCGAAAGATATAAAAGCGAAAGTTGATATACTAAAGGGGTAATTTATGGCATTGGACGGAACAACTATGGGGCAATCGGTCGCGGCGGCGGTTGTTGCAAGCGCGCCTTCGGACGGCGCACCGGTTACGACGGCCCAACTCGAAGCGGTTTGGATTGCGGCTTGTACTGAAATAGTTAATCATATAAAAGCAAATGGGGTAACGACGACGCCGGTAACAAGCGGTTCTTCGGCGGGAACTTACCCGGGGACAATATCGTAATGACTCAATTAAAAATGAATGACAACGACGACGTTGCAATTGAAAATAATAGGTTTGTTTGGACTGTTAATAATTCGGACGAAGAAATTAGACAACGTTTAATTCAAAATCTTAAATTCTTTTTAGGGGAATGGTTTCTTGACAAAAACGAGGGCCTTCCATATTTTCAGGCCATTTTTGTAAAAGGGACGCCACCGGATATTATAGAGGCGGCTTTTAAAGACCGTATTATTGGAACCAATGGAGTCAATGACTTACAACGTTTTGAACCCCTTGACCTAGATAGCGCGACAAGAAAATTAACAGTTGATTTTGACGTAAGAACAATTAACGGTAATAATTTAACTATAAACGAGGTTTTACCATGACATTTGGATTAACGGCGGACGGATTTAAAATAAAACGTCTCGAAGACATAATTGCAGAAATACAACAAAGATTTAAAGACGAATTCGGGGACAATATCGACCTTTCGGACGCGTCTCCGGAAGGGCAAATTATTGCCATATTCGCGGAACGTGAATCGTTGGTTTGGGAATTGTCCCAGGACGTTTATAATTCCCAATACCCTATAACGTCGGAAGGGAACCAATTAGACAATGTTGTTTCGCTTACCGGAACGGTTCGAAGAGGGCCGCAATTTTCTTCCATAAATTCGGGGGTTGCTCGCGGAACGAACGGGACTATAATTCCGGCCGGAACAATTATTTCGGTTGTTGGAAATACGACGGCCAGGTTCATAACTCAAGAAAACGCAACAATTAACATTGTTGACGGCCTAACTTTTAAGTCGGCAAATATCGAATTGTTAGCAGAAACGGCGGGGCCATTGGTGGCAAACGCGGGGACTTTAACAGTTATCGAAACGCCGGTTGGCGGAATGGACTCTTTTATAAATGAGTTAGACGCGGAAGTTGGTTCGGAAACCGAAACCGACGCGGAACTAAAGGCAAGGCGTGACCAAGAATTGCAAATTGCCGGAGCGGCAACGATTGAAGCAATTCTTTCGGAACTAAGGGCCCGCGAATTAGTCGAAGCGGTTATTGTTTTTCAAAATAATACATCAATCATTGACCCGGACGGAAGACCGCCGCATTCGCTTGATATTGTCGTTTTAGGCGACGATGAAGACGACCTTGCCGAAGCAATCTTTTTAGTTGTAGGGGGCGGAATAGAGACGATTGGCGATATTACAAAAATTGTTAATGACTCTCAAGGTTTCGGACAAACGGTAAGATTTTCAAGGCCGAACGAAATAGGCATTTGGCTTGAAGCCGATATTACAAAAGGCGCATTATATCCGGTTGACGGAGACGACCAAGTTGAACAAGCTTTTCTTGATTTTGGTTCAACTTTAACAGTTGGCCAGGACATAATTATTTTTGGTTCAAATTCTTTAATTTGTGCGGTTAACGATATTCCTGGGATTCTTGACATTGATATTAGAATTGGAAAAATTAACCCGCCAACATTGAACGACAACGTGGTTATTGCTCCAAGAGAAATTGCAAAATTTGATTCAAGTCGAATAACAGTTAATAGTTAGGGGAAAACATGAGTAATATCATTAAAATTGACAACCATGTTGAACAAGGACTTGACCGAAGACTTGAACAATGGAAGGACAAAGAAAACCTTGCCGGAATAATTAGGGCCCTTACAACGGGAACCCAAGACCTCGAAGACACCTTTTTTGATTTATGCGATTTTAGGCTTGGAGTATTCCAGGCCTCGGGTTTACAGCTTGACCAAATAGGTTTAATTGTTGGTCAAGACCGATTAAATTTTGAAGACGATTTTTATAGAATTCTTTTACTTGCCCGAATCGGGGCAAACGTTTCGAACGGGGAACCCGAACGAATTATTGATACACTTAAATTATTAACTTCGGCCGATTTTGTTCATTATATGAATTTAAACAATGCCGAAATTGCCGTTGGTTCCGACGGAATAATAAACCCATTAACGGTCGAGTTCTTAATTACTAATTTGCAACGCGTCGTAATGGGCGGGGTAAGAGTAAATTATTTATGTATTTATGACCCGATTGAAGCGTTCGCAATGGGCGGAACGAATTCAAAATCGCCTGGGCTTGGTTTTGGAACAACGGCGGACAATTCTATTGGCGGAAAATTCGGCCAGTGTTACACTATAAGAAACAAGTTTAGTTTTGATGGAAATAGCGCAAGTGATAGCGGGTTTGGAACAATCGCCGACCCTCTTATTGGTGGCGTCATGGAAGGACTTTAACATATGAATATTAACAAAAAAGGAGCATAGGAAATGGCAAAACCAACGAGCAAACCGGAATGGACGGTTGGAAACCCCGATTTTGGGACGGTAACGGTCGAACCTTCGGCCGCTAAAAAAGAGGCCGGTTGGCTTCCGGACGAAAGACCGCCACGCGAATTTATGAACTGGTTATTTAACAACATGGGCGAATGGATTGATTTTTTCGAAGCGGAAATTGATAACTTTTCGGGACAATCTGTAATTTATGACGCATTTGTTGGCGGTGGGGGAACTCACGCAGATATTAACGCATTAATGGCCGACCCGGACATTGCAACAAAGAAAAATATTTTAATTGTTTCTACTCTTGCGGTTGACGATACTCAAATAATTAACCAGGCGGGCATGAATTTTACATTCCAGGCCAATGCCGGAATTACTAAAAACGGGCCAACCGGTGCGGTAATTGGGTTGCAAATTGATGCCGACCGAGTGAGAATATTAAATGGAAGGTTTTTAAGTTTTAATGTTGGTGGCGACAAGGCCATGCAAGTGAATGGTAACAATTGCTTGATTCAAGGAAATATGTTCAATGACAACAATACGGCAATCGAAAACCTTGGTAATAATAACGAATTAACATCAAACATCGAAGAGGTATAAGAATGAAAATGGTAAGAAACTTATTTTTAACCTTGATTCTCGTAAGCGTTAGCGTTTTTGCGGCCGGTATTCCGGAAGTTAAAAACACCGACAATTTTACAATGGGTCGAGGGGCAAACGGGGACGACAAGGAATTTATTTTTAATATTGGTGACGGCGTGGCCAACCCAAAATTATTAATAAATGATACTTTAAAAGTCTTTAACTTTAACAAAGGCCTGGACGTTACGGGCGCGGGTGTATTTTCTGGAAACGGAGAGTTTGCGGGCGACTTAAAAGTTGGTGACGGTGCAAATAGCGAACAATTTATGTCGTTTAGAGTTTCCGGCGAAGAGGTTGGTTTTAAATTTGATACGGCAACCGGCGAAGTTCTTCAAAAGAAAAAAGCGGGCGACGCATATAAAAAACTTGGAAGCGGAAGCGGTTCCGGAAGTCTTGGAATAAATGGTTTCGGGGAAGACGATAACGCAAACGCGGAAGACGGAACGACGGGTTGGACTAACACGGGAACCGGGACTTTTATAGCGTTCGACATTACCGCACCAAACGAGAAAAAAGTAATTGAAGGTGACAAAACTTTTAGATTTACACCTTCGGCGCAAAACGACGTAATTAGTAGTTCGGTTTTAAATTTTGATTTTTCTAAATTCCACGGCCGAACTTGCGAAGTTGGAATTGAGTACACGGGCGCAGACGAAAACCTTGAACTTCATATTGTTGATGCGAATGGTTTAATTCTAAATGAAGACCTTCCAAATAATAGAAAAATTCCGGCCAGGTCTTTAACGACGGGGCCATTTAGTGTTTCTTTTCAATGTCCGACGGCGGCCGCAATTGGTGGCGACGCGAACAAAGGAAACTTACACGTTGAAATTAAAAACGTTGGTGCGGTTGCTTCATTGCCAATTGATTGGGATTTAACTTTTGCGGGAACCGATAGAAATCTTGGGACAAGCGACTTGCCAAGCGATTTTTCTTTTAGATTGGACACGGGGGCGGGAACCCTTGCAAGAAATGACGGCGGTGTTGTTTCTGGTTGCTCGGTAAACGGAACGGGCGATTCGTCTTGTACTTTTATAGGTCTCTCAAATACTCCGGAACTTGTTTGTACTTCGGAAACAAGTCCAGTGAATGTTGATTTTTTTGACGGAACTCTTTTAAATACTGGAGTTAGAATAAGAAGTACGAATGTTTCTGGAACCTCTTCAAATGTTTGGGTTTCTTGCATTGGAAAAAAAACAGGTTCGGATAGAAATAAAACAGTTAATACATATAAAGCAAGTCCGGTTACAAGTGAAACGGTTAACGAGTTTAGTATGACACTATCTACAACAACCGTTTCCGGAGAAAATATAGATTGGATTAATGGAAATTGTTCTTCCAATGGAACCGGAGACAAGACTTGTAATTTTAATGCGGGGATTTTTTCAGCAACGCCAAATTGTACGGCGACAATGGAGTCATTTGGCCCGCTAAGCAACCCAACGTGGACGGTTCAACCAAGCTCTAGTTCGGTTAGGTTGAGGACTTGGATTAATGGCGTTGCCAGTGACGCAAATATTTATGTTAAATGTCAAAAACAGGGCGCGGACTTCGTTAAGCCACAAACAAAAAACTTGTCACTTGCGGGAATTGCAGTAAACAGTTATGCGGAATCAAGTCAAGCACAAATGAGAGTTGAAAGTTGTACGGTTTCAATGGGCGGCGGAACGCCTTCGAGTGGAAACCAAAAATGTAATAGTTGGATAGACTCCTATTCAGACAACGGGGCCGGAGACTATACGGCAAACTATATTACTGGAATTTTTTCCGGAACGCCCGCTTGTACTTGTACGGCAATAGAGACGGGCGCAATTACTAGAGATTGTACTATTGCGGGAACGAACGGAGCCATTGCAACCAGGTTTTTTGTTAGCGGCGGCGGTTCCAGTACGGCCGGAATTGACAGAAGCACTAACATTATATGCGTAGGGGAGAAATAATTATGAAATTTTTAACATTACTTTTAATTAGTTTTTCGGCGTCGGCTTCATATTTACCGGAATCGAAAATTGGGCAAGACACAAACGGAATTACCATTTATAACAATTCGGGAAAATGCGCTTCGGTGTATTCGGAAAAATGTATAAAAATAAAAAAAGGTTATAACCATGTATATTCGGAGCTTGCCGACGAAATGGTTAACGATTACTCAAAACCGACCTGGGCAACCAGGTCAATGGTTGAGGTTTGTTCGGGCCAGGTCGATTGCGAACAAAAAGTTTCCGACAAGGTTTGTGTTGACGAAAGACACGCTTTAACGGACGCGGAGTTTACAGAAACATGGTGTAATAAAATTACTGGTTACGAACAAGTGTTGTCGGGGAATAAAATAATTGTTGAAAACGCTACAAAAAAAGCGGCGTACGAAACGGCCAAGACTTCAAGCGACGCAATGGAAGCGGCTATTGAACAAGCCTATAAAGCGATTAACCACGGTAAAAGGGTAATTGCATTACTTGTTGTAAGAAACGCTTCAAAAGGTTTAACAACGGCCCAAATCGAGCAAATGAATTTAACTTATTCAGAAATTAAAAATTTACTTGAAACGGGTTCTTTAGTTACGGCAAAAGAAAAGATTGAATTAATCACGCCGGACGGAACAATTGTAACCGAAGCCGATAAAACGGCTCTAGTATCTGAAATTAATAAATTTTTGGGTTTATAAAAGGACGATTATGCGTCATAATGAAAGTATGAACGAAAAAGAATTAACGATTTTGGTTAGAAACGAAATGGAATGGCGTAAGAAATTATGGCAA